GTCCATGCCGGCCGCCGCCCCAGCAAGCGGGTAGGTCTTCACTACAGCCTTTTCAGACGCCCCTCCAACGGTACTACCGAGACTTATGTCTGAAAATTGGGTCGAAAATCGTCAGAATGGCCTCCAAGTGCGAAAGTTGGGTTAACGGCTCGGAGATCGCCCTGGCCGTCATGGACGGCGACATCGCCACGGTCGGCAGCGAGGGCTTCTGCGCCAACTTCGTGATCACGGGCTTCAACCGCGGCGAGCCGTTGGAGGAGGCGATCACCGTGAGCGTCACGGCCAAGCCCGCCAGCGAGCAGCAGTGGTACGAGGTCTCGGCATAGCCATGGCCAGACTGACGCGAGACACGGCGTGGCGGTCGCTGCGGGAGCTGTTCGCGGCCCTGCCAAAGGACGCGACGGTCGAGGTGGTCAAGACAGGGCCGCCAGCGGCCGGGATAGCGCTATCGGTCCGCGTCGAGATCGCGGCGCCGGAACAGGTCGAGCCGCAAGAGGGACCTGACGATGAGGTGACGGCGTGAAGCGATTCGTTGCGATAGTGGCCGTGCTACTGGGAGGCGGTCTGCCAAGTCCCATCTTCGGCAAGTCGCAGGGCCAGATTCCTGCTCGGCATGGCAAGTCTCGTGACCTTCCAGCCCGGACCGCTCCGAATCGGCGCGAGGGTGAACTCGACCCGTCCCGAGTAGAGGTCTGGTGCTTCGAAGGCAGCCCACCCGGTGATTTCATCGCCGCTTCGCTCGGTCTTGAGTTCCGTGATGTAGTCAGGCCAGATGACGGAAGCATACGAAACCTGGTGTATGGGCTTGCGTCCGCCAACCAGCGCGTCAGCAATAGCTTCGGGGTTGGGCACCCCTGCCTTCATCTTCATCTGGAAGTCAGGGCTGGTCCCCTCCTTCGGAGAGCTCACTTCGTCGGGAGTCATCGAAAGCAGGTCCAGTGTAAGGTAATGGTTCGGGAAGTCCTTTCGCTGGGGTTTACCCCCTCTCTCGACGATCCGGCGGAATACGCCTCCAGGCATGCCCGCCGCCCGGCTGACCATTTCCTTGATCTCTGCTTCCGAGGGCGCAGGTGCAACCGGAGCGGTCTGTCTTCGGTCGCAGCCCAGCAGCAAGGCACATGTCAATGCGAGTCCGAACGCGTTCTTCACGGTCATGGCGATACTCCCCAGCGGATGCAGAGAGACTGTAAGGCCGTGAGGCCAGAAAGGCAACCATGAAGACCTTCACCGACAACACCGGCCGCAAGTGGCAGGTCGCCGTGACGGTGGACACGATCAAGCGGGTCAAGGCGCTGCGGGACGTCGACCTGCTGGAGTCCGTCGAGGGCAAGCTCCTGGATCGCCTGATCGGCGACCCGGTCTTGCTCTGCGACATCCTCTTCGTCGTGTGCAAGCCGCAGGCGGATGAGGCCGGCATCACCGACGAGCAGTTCGGCCAGGCGATGGCCGGCGACGCCATTGACGCCGCCACGGCTGCGTTCCTGGAGGCCCTCGTGGGTTTTTTCCCGCCCAGCCGCCGGCGGCTGCTCCAGATGGCCCTGGAGAAGGTCCGCAAGCTCGAGGGCATGGCCCTCGATGCGGCGGCGGAGGTCCTGGCGGGCGACAAGCTGGAGCAGGTGATGGCCGAGCAGCTGGAGAAGCTCGACCCGGCCGCGGCCGTGGAAGAGGCCCTGGCGGCGCACGCGAGTGCTGGCGGCTGATCTGGCAACTCGCCGGCGTGCTGGGTCTCGACCCCGGGCCGTTCACGCTGCGGGAGCTGCTGGAGATGGCCGATGGCCGGGCGCGTGAGCGGTGGACGCACACGTCCTGGTTGCTGGCCATGATGGCGAACGTGAATCGGGACCCGAAGAAGTCGCGGGTCTTCCACGATCACCAACACGCCCGGCCCGGTCACCGCCGGCGTCTACGCCGCGCCGGCACCGACCACCCAACCGGCCGGTGACGTGACCGCGCGGGCGGAAGGAGGCAAGCCGTGAACCTCCTGGAGACCATCTGGCAGGCGCTGAACTCGCCGCTGGGGATCGCCGCCGTGGCCGGCCTGGTGCTGTGGCTGCTGAACCGGCTCTACGCCGCCAAGCCCGGCTGGAAGAAGTACGAGGGCGCGATCATCTCGGCGGTGAAGTTCGCCGAGAAGCAGATCCCCGACGACACCGAGAACAAGGGCCTGCTGCGCCTGGACGCGGCGATGCGGTACGTCCTGAACGTCTACGCCGAGACGACCGGCAAGCAGGCCAGCGAAAAAGTCGCGGCCGACCTGAAGGAAGGTGTCCAGATCAAGCACGCCGAGCTGGAGGCGGCCGAGACACTGTGATGACCTGGCTCGTCGCCATCCTGGAGGTCGTCCTCCGCGCCCTGCTGCCGGTCCTGTTCGAGAAGTCCCGGCCGACCGCCGAGGACAGCCGCCGACAGCCGGAGCTCCGCGACCGTCTGCGCCGTCGCGTGCACAAGACGTGGGGCACGGCCAGGCTCTTGTGCCTGTGTCTCGCCGTGCTGCTACTCGTGTCGGGGTGCGGAACACGGACGGTGTACGTGCCCCCGGGCGAGCCGGTGCGCCTGCGCGAGACAGTTCGCAACGCCAAGGTGTGGGTCTTAGACAAGAACGGTGAGCCCGTCGCCGGCACGATGGACTTGCCCGAGGGCTGGTACTGCTTGCCGATGGATGATCAAGACTGATGTTTGAGAAGCTCGGCAACGCGGTTCCACGTTTCCTTCTTCATGAGCTTCCGGAGTTCGCCGGGGGCTTGGGAGGCCTTCGCCGGCGCAGCCCACTCGGCAAACCATGGGAGGACGATGTCGTCAACGAAGCGAACCATGTCGGTGTAGCAGCGATCTTGGAACTGCTCCGCGCGGTGATAGCTCATGTGGTATCTATACTTGGGACCGCGATACTCGTCGCTGCTCGATCCAATGATGATGTCCTCGCCGTCTGGGTCCGGCACGACGAAGTCCCAGTGGATTCGAAAATCCGGACCGAACGAGAATTTGTGGACCCATATCACCTCGCGGAAGTGCTTGCCGTCTCGTTCCCACCGCCTGGTCTTGCGAACCCGAGCGAAGCCTCGTCCTGTCAGCGCGCTGGAGAAGCGAGTCAGTATCGCCCTTGCGATCTGTCCCTGCGCCCTACCTGGAAAGTTGCGCATGTGCGTCATCGGGCACCTTCACGCCTCCAGAGCGGCAAGCCCCTCTGGATTGTAGGTGAGTCTAGAGAAGAAGCATGGCTTCGGCAAAGGGAATACGAGCGGGACCGGCCTTACCCGAGCTCTTCGCCGACGCCAGCGACCTGCCTGCCCGGAAGCCGGTGACGGAAGGGAACAAGCCATGATCCAGATGCGGATGAAGCTCCTGTTCTTCGACACCCCCCGCGTCCAGCGCGAGGTCGACGCCGCCACGCGCCGGGCGTTGAGCAAGGCGGGGGCCTTCATCCGTCAGCGGGCCAAGACGTCCATCTGCAAGCGCAAGAAGGTCTCCCAGCCGGGCAGCCCGCCCTCCAGCCACGCCGGGCACCTTCGGCGCTTGATCTTCTTCGCCTACGACCCGGCCGGGCAGAACGTGGTCATCGGGCCCGTCCCGTTCCGCAAGGGCGAGGCGCCCAGTCTGCTGGAGTTCGGCGGGGTCGCCTCCCGGACGTCCCGGCGCAGCGGGCGGACGCGCAGGATGGTCTTTCGCAAGCGGCCGTTCATGGGGCCCGCGATGGAGGCCGAAACCCCCAACTTGCCGGGCTTCTTCCGCAACAGCGTGCGGGGAGGTTGACCGATGGCCGCGGGCGGACAGGCAGGCATCCGGGCCGGCCGGGCGTATGTCGAGGTCGGCGTCCACGACAAGCTCGTCACCGGGCTGAAGCGGGCCCAGCGCCGGCTGCGAGCCTGAGGACGTTCTGCGAGACGTACTTCGCCGACGCGTTCTACCGGCCGTGGTCGCCCGACCACCTCCGGGCCATCGAGAAGGTCGAGCGGGTGGTCAAGAGCGGAGGCCTGTTCGCCTTCGCCATGCCACGCGGGTCGGGCAAGACTACCCTGTGCCGGGTGGCGGCCCTATGGGCGGTCCTGGCCGGCTACCGGCTCTTTGTCTGCCTGATCGGCGGCTCGGAGCCCCGGGCCCTGGAGCTGTTGCGACCTACGCGGCTGGCGATGCTCGAGAACGGCCTGCTGCTGGCCGACTGGCCGGAAGCGGTCTACCCGCTCCGCTGCCTGGAGAACAGCAGCAAGCGGCAACTGAGCCAGCACGTCGGCGGCCGGCTGACGCACGTCCATTGGGGGGACGACAAGCTCGTGTTCCCGACGCTGGCTGCCGAGGCCCTGCCGCCGAAGCTCCGGGCCGAGGGCTGCGAGCGGAGCCCGTCGGAGGGGGCCATCATCAGCGTGACCAGCCTGGACGCCAACATACGCGGCCAGCAGCACACCACGCCCGCGGGGCGCGTCCTCCGGCCGTCCCTGGTCCTCCTGGACAACCCGCAGACGCGGCAGAGCGCCCGGTCCGTCGTCCAGACCAAGTACCGCCTGCAGCTCCTCTACGGCGACGTGCTCGGCATGGCCGGGCCGGGCGAGCGGATCGCGGCCCTGATCACGTGCACCAAGACCCATCTTCTACAGTTCCATTTAGCATGTATCGCTGCAGGCGGAGGTTAGCCCAAGTTACGCAGTTGGCGATACCCGATCACGTGTTTTCAAGGACTTACAGCAATTCTGGGCCCAAAGTCGTGACTACATTTTGCAGCGGCCTCGCAACTTGGAGGGATCGCCCGGCGGCGACTGCTCGGCCCAGAGAAG